ATGGCGGTCTGCTTGTCCGTCTCCGTCGGGGAGAAGTACGGGCCCCACTTGAGCCGGATGTAGCCTCCAGGACCGAGCTTGCGTGCCTGCACGACACGCGTCCCGTCCTCTGTGACAACGGTCTTCGGCGGAAGTGCGAAGGTGAACCTTCCCACACGTTCCTCGTTCGTCAGCGGATCGGGAGGCAACGCCATCGACTGCCCGTCGTACTTGCGCGCCATCGCCTCGATGAGCCGCATCAGCGGGACAACGCCAAGATCCCCGTACTGACTGCGCAAGTCGTCGGCCTTCTCCAACATCGGCGCGTAGATATATTCGATGGCCTTGGCCGACTGCGCAGCGCCCGAAATGGTGCTCGGGTCGACGAGCACGCAGCGCACCACGTCGAGGGTGTTCTGCTTGAGCGTGCTGTAGACTTTCATCCCGGCTTCGATGCCCGAGCCGGTGATCTCCAGGTAGTTCGCGTTGCCCCCCAGGCCGACCATCAGGGCGGTGTCGCTGCCCTTCCGCAAGCCTCCCTGCGCGTCGACGATCTTCGGATCGACGCTCACCACGAGCGTCGGGTCGAGGTTCAACAGGACCGCCTTGTTCATCTGCGCCAGCAGCCGGTCCATCGTGTCGAAATTCTGCCAGGCGCCGTGACAGTCAGGCGCCCCGTCCACCGAGTCGGGCACCGGTAGATTCTGAATCCACACCCCGGGGAAGAACCCCAGATCGTGCGTCACAACGCTCTCCGGGTCCCACGCCAACTGCACACCCGGCTCCAGCTTGACGTCCTTGAACACCGTGTCGTCGACGTCGGTGATGATGCGCCGGTAGAGGTAGTCGACCTCGCGAACGCCCTTGAATTCCCCCGTGCGCGTGTCGACCACGTCCTCCTCAACCTTGTACCGGTAGAGCTTCAGGACCGCCTTCGGCGTCAGCGTTCGACGATCCTTCCACACCACCATGAGGTGCTTCGGGTTGTGGACCTCCAAGATGAAGCCCCCGTTTCGGATGTGACTCGTCACCAGGACGGACCCGGTCGACCCGCCCACCGTGCGCGCTTCGCGCAGCTTGGGCCAGAGTCGCGACTGCTCGATGACAGCCTTGAGGAAGTCCTCGGTGTCGGGGTCGCCCTCGATCGAAACGTCGGGCCTCCGCGCGTCCGAGAACAGCAGGCCGGTGAACCTGTCGACGACCGCTTTCGCGAGGTTATACGGCGCGGTCGGGCGCTTCTGCCTGACGTTGAGCGCCATCGCCGGCTGCGTGAAGCCGAGCGGGACCTGCACCTCGGACGAGATCGTCTCGGTCTGATCCGCCGAGAGGCCCCACCAGTCGTATTGCTGGTGCGCGTACTGCCGTCCCGCGTAGAAGGACTCGTAGCGGTCGATCTGCCTCATCCGTCGCGTCTCGCCGATGATGGCGTTTTGATAGAAGTAGGCTTTGACCTCCTCGTTCCGAGGAATGGGCATCTGCGGGGCGGCGCCTCCGACGAGCGTACTCATGACCGCACCCTATCACCGACCAGCGCCCGCCAGACGCGCCAGAACCACCGCACGACACGCGCCGCGCGGCGCACGTAGCGCGGCTGCTCGCGCGCGGTGAGCCGCTGTCCGTTCGTCAGCGTGAGCCCCTCGTCGGGGGCAGTGCTGGGGTAGATGACGTTCATGGGATGATGATCCCCACCCGCGCGGCGCGGAGCTTCTGCGCCATCTGTTCCACCCACAAGTGAAAATCCTCGGGTCCTCGCCACGACGCGAGTATGTCGGTATCCGTAAACGCCATCCCCTTGCCGACAACCGTCCCCCGCCACTCGCCCTCGGTTCGTCTCTCACCGGTCGTCCACAGCGGAAGCCTCTCCGGCGAGAAGTATCGGAAGCCGTGCGCTTCAAGCACCTGCTTGTAGTCCTCGATCTTCCGTCCGTTGACGCACTCCGCGATGACGTCGCGTCGATGCTGCCAATCCATCTTCGGACGCAGGTTCTCCTGCCCCGCGTCCTTGCCCGCCAGGAGACGGTTCGTCGTCGCCTGGAACTCGACCGGGTTGAAAGCCTTGCTCGGAGGCATCGTTGCCCCTACTCGGTCGTCTCAGGGGTCCCGATGGGCGCGAGCGTGCCGGGCTCGGTGTGCGCGGGCTCGCGCGAGTAGCCCGCCTTCGGATCGGGCTGCGCACGGGGATGGGCCGTCTCGCGGGCATCTTCCTGCTGCTTCTGGTTGTCCATCAGATGTTCCTCCGGTCGGTGGTGTCGTCCATCTCACGACGTCGCGCGTGAACCTCCGGGTCGGTCGGCACCCCGGGCTTCGCCGCGAACAGCGTGATGTAGCCCGTCTCCTTGCGGACCTCGTCCGAAAGCTGCGCCGCCAGCGGGTCCGTCGCCACGACGGGGACGCGCTTGAAGTCCCCGGGAAGGGCGGTGAGCGTCGACACACCCAGCCGAAGCATGACCACTTCGAACTGCTCCGTGTGCTGGGGGTAGTTCTCCTCGCGAATCTGCTGGTCGGCCATCGAACGACTCCTCGGTTGCGGGTTAGCGTATCACGACAGGGACGCGGCGCCGATACGGCTGGGACTTGGGGCTCACCTTGATGTCGCCCTCGACGAACGACGGACCAGCGTAGACGTAGGTCGCGGTGCGTCGATGCGTCGTGATGGTCCTCACAAAACGCACCGTCTTGTTCCGGCTCGACGACGGGGCAGCGAAAGACATAGGACTGGAAGAACGCCACCCCGCGTGGGGCAAGCTGCGCGCGAGCCCCGGATGCGACGTCGTGATCGAGAGCCGCAAGCCCTCCCGCTTGCACACGCCCCCGAGCACGTTCAGCAGCGCCCGCCCGACGCCAACACCCTGCCACTCGGGGAGCACCACCACCCGATGCACCCGCCAGAGCCCGTGCCGATGGTTGTGCGGGAAGGGCAGGAGCGCGATGAAGCCCACGGGCACGTCGTCGACCGTCGCGACGTAGCAGAGGCTCGCCACCGCGAGGCTGTCGCTCAGATAGTGATGCACGCGGAACCACGCCCAGACGTCACGAGAGCACGAACGGATCGCGAGAGAGATGTCTGGACGTCGTTGAAGCGACCTCCACGCAAACCGCCCCAGGTGCGGCTCCAGCACCCAGTCCGGCTGCAACCAGTCGAGCACGTCCTCGTGGCAGGTGACCGCCACGAAGCGGGTCTTCTCGCGTCGACGAACGGCCGCCGCCACCGCGGCCGACCCAATCCTCGCCACGACACGGTCAACGACCGACGTGAACTCGTCGAAGACGACGACCTCGCGGGGCTCCAGGAGCGCCCGCGCGAGCGTCGCCCGAAACTGCTCCCCGTTCGACAAGTGCCGGTACGGACGCAGCCACGCTGGGGTCGACCCGAACCCGACCGCGGTGAGCGCCCCCACCGCCTCCTGCACGCCGCCTGCGCCGATCTGATCGATGATCGAGAGCGCGTCGTCCCAGGGATAGCCCCCGATGAGCGCGTCCCCGAACAACGCGCGAGCCGTCGCGCTCTTCCCCGCCCCCGAAGGGCCGACGATGAGCCCGATCTTCCAGTCGCGCTCGTCGATGGGCACGTCCATCGCGAGGTGGAAGCTCTGGTACTTCGCCTCGGACAGGTCGAACATCCCCTCCACCTGCATGACCCGCGGCGTCCGCGCGAGCGCCGTCGTCAGCGTCACGTCGAGGTGCCTCACATGATCGCTCGGCACTTCCAGCCCTCGCCGGTCAGCTTCGCCAGCAACTTGACCTGCTGATCCTCGGACTCGCACTCGACGAGCACCGAGGGCCGAGAGGCCGGGGTCGTACCCTGTAGGTCCTCTCCCGCCGTCGGGGCGTCTTCCAGCATCTTCGCGATCTCCGCCGCGTTCCAGCCGAGGCCCGCCAACGCGGCGTCCCCGGCAGCGCGGGCCTCTTCGATGATCGCCGAGAGCTTCTCGTCGTCCCAGCCACCGATCTCGACCAACCGGTTGAGGGCGACGGCAACCGGCTTCTCCTCGGCCTCGGGCAGGTCAACGTAGTCGACCGGCACCAGCCAGTCCCCGTCGGCGTCCACCTCGATGTTCACGGGCGGGGGTTCCTTCGCGACGTGCATCTGCTGGAGCACCCCGGTGCGCCCATGCCCCGACAGGATGTGCCCGGTCTTCTCGTTGACGACCACGCGCTCAACGAAGCCGAAACGTCGCAGGGACGCTGCGATGTCCGCGTCGGCGTGGAGCTTCGGGTTCCCCGGCAGGGTCACCAGGGCGCGCAGCTTGATCTGGGTGCTCGTCACGATGTCCAGGCTCTATTAGCGCCCTCGGGGGCTTTTCGTCAGCGGGTGTTGATGTCGCCGATGTTCAGGCTCCCGGTCCCCGCGCCGCCCCAACGTGCCATCGCTTCGCGGCAGAACCACATCGCCATCACCGTGTCGGCGGTCGCCCCCACAGGGTAGTCGACGACCTCACGCGACCAGACGCACCACCCGCAACGGCAGGAGGGATCGTGCCCGGCGAACTCGTCGACCGGTACCACCCACGCCTTGTTCTTGAACTCGACCTCCAGCGAAGGCAACCCGTACTGCGGGTTCGCCTTGTTCCGCCCGGTCGTGAACGTCTCGACCTTGTACCAGAAGGAGTGATCGACGATGGCGTGTCGAATCCAGTCGACGAGGCTCTGCTGGTACGCGTTGTTCTCGACGATGATGTACCGGACGGCGTGTCGGGCGTTCACGTCCGCGATGCGCTGCGCCGTCTCGGGGCTCGTCCAGTTCCCCATCAGGATCTCCAGCGGATAGCGTCGCTGGGTGATCGGGTCCAGGGCGGCCACGAAGATCACGTTTCCGGGACGGCTCGCGCTCGACAGATCGACGCCGACGAACACCGGCATCCCCCGTCGCGCGATCTCGCCCACCACGACGCCGTGCGTGAAGCAGGTGGCGAACGAGCGGAACATACGCTCGTCGTCCGAGTACACCTGCATCTGAAAGCCCCGCTGAAACGCACGCGCGTTTCGAGCGCGCTCGCGCAGCAGAGCCTCTCGCCCCCACCTCGCCTCCCACAGCGGGATCGGGGGCAGCCGGACGGTCTGGTTCACTTCTTCGTCGACGCGTTGCCACGCGCGAGACGGGCCTTGCCGGCGGCGGCGATGGCCGCGGTGTCCTCGTCGTTGAGCATCTCCAGCACGCGGTCGTTGTCGACACCACCGAAGTCGATGCCCTCGTCGCGGGAGAACTTGGCCGGGCCTTCGGGCGCGGGCTTCGCCCCCTTGAACGTGGCGAGCGTCTCTTCCATCGTCCAATCGGGCTTATTTTCGTTGGGCATCGAGATCCTCCACCCTAGATATTAGCAACCCAGCAGGGTTTTCACGTCATGCGCTCCCGACGAGGGGTGATGGGGGTCTTCCGAGAAGACCCCGTTCCCTCGCCCTTCGGGAAGCCCTCCATGAACTTGTGGTCGTAGGTACGCTCCTTCCCGGAATCCTGCGCCCACACTATCCGGGGCGGGGTCTTGCGCGCGTTGAACAACGACGCGCTGTCGGCGACGCGCGCCACCTTCAAGAAGTTCCCCGGGATGACCCTGTACGCGTCCCCGATGAAATCCTGCGTCCCGACGCTCCCGTCAGGAACCCAGCGTCCGGTCTTCTCGGCGCGGCTCTTCGCACGAGCACGGGCGGTTTCGACGTCCAGATCAGGCATGACGACTTGGACGTGGTAGCCCGCCGCCTGGCACTCCTTGATCTTCTTGATGTAGTTGTCCGCGTTCTTCCCGGTGCCGTCGAACAGAATGTTCTTCCCCTGCACGAGCGCGTCGCGGTAGATCGACTTCGCAACGTCGGACGACTCCTCGTGGGCCATGTGCGCGGCGTTCTTCGCGGACGCCCCCACCGCCTCGCGGTACTCGGAGAGGTGCTCCTTCACCGCGTCAGCGTCGACACTGACGAACCGATCCTTCGGCAACGTCCCGGTCAGCGTGCTCTTGCCGCTCGCGGTCCCGCCCATCATAAAGATCGCCACCGGCTTCCGGTCTGCGGACGCCGACTTGACGTGGTCGAGGAAGGCAGCCCGAATCTCGTCGTGCTTCTTCTGTCGCTCCGGCGACGGTTTCCCCGACAACATCTCACCCTTCTCGTTCTTCACGACGTCGACGTAGTGCTTGTCGATGGTCTGCTCTGGCAGGTGGTTGAGCTTCTCCACCCACTTGCGCGACGAGGTCGGCGTGCCGCTGCCGCTGCCGCTGCCGCTGCCGCTACCCGGCAGTGTCTTCGGAGAAATCGTGCCCGGAATCTGCCCCACGTCGAGCCGCTTTTGCCCGGGCTGCGCGACCTCCTTCTCCACCCGCGCGAGATGTCGTCGCGCCCACATCTGCGATGGGTTCGCGCTCTTATAGACGGTGCCCCTGTACGTCGTGCCGTCGGCACGATGCACGTCCACCTCCACAGGCACCAACCCGGCGCGGTTCACTGGGCTCGCGCCTGGTTCTCGATGACCTGCTTCATGTATGCGTTCAACAACTCAGCGTCTTCCTCGTCGAGTTCCCCCCCAAGCTCGGCGACGTCCGCAACTAACCCCTGGATCTGCTCGGGCGTAACCGCGGGGTTCCCGATGGCGTCGAAGTAGTCCTCCATCCCCAGCCCTCCAGGGATGTCCGGGTACTCCTCGACAACAGTGAGAGACGCTCGGCTGAAGACCGTTTTCACCATGTCCAAGAACGCCTGACCGTCGGCCGGCGTGGGGCTTGCGAGGTAGACGTTCCTCCGGGTCCAACCGTCGTCGTACTCGCGCACCTCAACGGTCCCGTCAGGCAACAGGACGTAGTCGGCCACTAGCGTCCGTTTCGTCTTCTGCCCGAAGGGCATCTCCGAAACAACAGAGATCACGCCCGCACCATCTTGTCCGCGAGGTCGTTCATCTCCCGCTGCACGTCAGGAGGGAGCTTCTCAGGAAGCTCCCTCGCGTGGCGAACCATGTCGCCCGTCATATCATGCGTCCACCCGATAGCCTTGTCCGGGGTCGCCTTCAGCGCCGCGAGACGCAACAGCGCCCCGGCAATTGACCTGCGTCCGATACCGTTCGCGGCCAGCGTCTTACCCAGCTTCACCGGGTCGACGTCAGCGATCATCTTCTTCGTCTCCGACGAGATTACCCCGTCGTGCGCCATCCCCTTATCCTGCATATCGTTCCACCTCATCTGACTTGGACTTCCGGGCGGCAGCGAGTAGCCGTGATCGATGGCGACGAGTCTGATCACGCCGCCCCCCTCGGGGTATGCCATCAGGTTAGCGCCGTGCCGATCATGGTTCCCCAGGACGAAGTCCATCGCCGCCATCCCTTCAGCGTCCTGCCGATGAACCTTCCCCGGGATGTTCGTCATCTCGTGCTTGGACTGCAATCCAGGACGGTCAAACCATTCCTGCACAGCAGACGGCCCTGCCTTGGACGCGCCAACCTGCTCCGACGTAAGGTCCCGCGTGGTCACGACAGGCCCGATGACGTTGAACATCGGGGTCACCGCCGACGCCGCCGCCTCGCGCTTGTAGAGTTCAAGCCCCGCTCCTCCCAAGCCAAAAATTATCTGCTCCCCCGATTTTGGCTTGAGCAGCACCTTGACCTCAGTGCCGTCCGGCATCTTCAACTCGGCCTTGTACGACCCGTTGATGCCGCCCCCCGGGTTGCGCCGCGTGTTCTTCACCACGCCGTCGTGACGAAGCATGTGCGCGAAGGCTGCGCGCTTCTCGTCGGGGTGCTGCCCGAGAGTCTGCTCGCCCGGAGGCCCCCCCGGAGGGAAGTGAACCGACGGCGCCACCTCCTTGAGCTTCTTCGGCTCCTGCGCGCGCTTGATCGCCTTGTCGACGAGCGCCTGCTCGTTCTCCATCGCGCGCTTCGCGACGTCCTGCCAGGGATGCCCCGCCCGGTCCTCCTTCTTGGCCTGCTCCTCAACCTTCTTCAAGAGCACGTCGAGCGCGGCCTTCGCGCGCGGGTCGCCCGGAGGGAACTTCGCGATCTTCGCGCGCAACGCCGCGCGGTCGCGGCGCTCCTTCTTCGCCGCGGGGTCACGCGTGCCCTTCTTCCCGCCCGGAGCGACGCCGAGATGCGCGTTGCCAAGACGCTTGGCCTCGGCCATCTCCTGCGCCTTCTGTTCCTGCGCCTTCTGTTCCTGCGCCTTCTGTTCCTGCGCCTTCTGCTCCTTCGCGGCAATCGTCGCTGCCCCCGCCGGGGGACCGGTCAGAGGCTTCTCGGCCTTCTGCTGGTTCTCCTGCAACGCCTTGACCAGCGGGTGATCTGCCGCCCCCACGGGAGAAATCCCCGCCGCGCGAAGATACTCATGCGGGATGTTGTCCAGGCCCCCTCCATGCCGGAAGTGCCGCGCGATTCGGTCGATGTTCTCGGCACGAACACGCGCTCCACGCCGTCCCTCATGCTGGAACACCACCACCGCCGCAGTGCCCTTCCCGAGCACGCGATCCCCGGGCTTGATCCCGCTCTCGTTCACCCAGTACCCCTGCTCGTGCATCCCGCCGCTCGCGTGGACGACCCGTCGCATGACCAGCACCTTGTTGGGACGCACGGACACCGCGGGGCCCGCTAATTTCCGTTGCGCCCAGCCCGTGAACATCATGGGGATACTACTGGGCCCTTTCTAACGTGACAAGCGTGCGGCGGCCTCGGCCGCGACGATGGCGTAGTCATCCCGCGTCGCGCGCACCTTCGCGAGCGCCGCGTTCACGGCTTCGTCAGTGGCCCCCGGGGCGATGATGACCGCAAGCGCCTCGCGCAAGATGTCCCCCACCTGTCGCCCGGTCGGACTCTTGGGATCGATCCGCGCGGCGTAGGGACCGGTCGGAGACACGCCAGCCATCTTGCGGTCAGCAAGATCGCGCGTCTCGCCCCCCGCGTCATCGGGCACGCGCTCGTCTTCTAAAAGCTCGGCCCCGCGTAGCCGCGGAGCGCACGCCCGCTCCAGCCGCTCTTCGACAACCGTCCAGTTGACGTTCCTGAAGAACGCGCCGAGATAGAGGTGCTTCGCGATGCCATAGTCCGCCGCGTAGGCGTGCTCCCAGCAGTCGACGGCGAGCAACACCGGACACCCCGCGAGCAGGCCCCGGTGGTGCTCTTCAACAAGCGCGTTCCGCAGCCGGCCAGCCCGCTCGTCCCAGCACGTCACCGCCCATCCGGTCGTCGCGCCCGCGATGGCGCGCAGGTCGAGCAACCAGGAGTCGAGGGAGCCGAAGGCTTCGACGGCAAACCGGACGAGGTTGCTGGGGGGTCCGACGTTGCGTCTCTCGCCGCCGAGACTCTCGAAATACGTCTCGTGCAGCACCACCGCGTCGTAGACGTAGGGCTCGCGACGGAGAAGCTCCGAATG